ACCTGCTCTTCCTTGATTGGCAGTGCCAGAACCACCTGCTGCATTTCCCTTACTACCTGCACTAGTACCTCCACCACCAGAACCACCTGCTTTTCCTGCTGCTGATGCTGCTGTACTTGCAAAACCACCACCACCACCTGCGATAGAAGTTATAGAACTTAAAACAGAATTATTACCATTATTTGATGTGTTGTTTGGTGCTACTGCTGGACCACCTGCTCCGATTGTAATAGTAAGTGTATCTCCCTTTGCAACTGATAAATTAGACTCAGCAGTTGAATCTGCACCAGAGGCTTCACCAGATTTGCTATTTCTATAGCCACCAGCACCTCCACCTCCACCTCCACCTACTCCTCCTCTACCTGCTGCTCCAGAACCTCCACCTGCAATAACTAAAAATTCCAATTCAGTAGGAGAACCACCACCAGAAGCAGCAAAGTTAGTAAATAAAAGTTGGTGTATACCTGTCATAATTTAACTCACATTTCCTGTAACAAAACAACCAGCAGCGGAAGTAAAGATTAAACTAGCTACTCCATTATCTGCTATAGTTGCTACTGCTGTGGCACTAGCATTTCCAGCTACAATCATGCCTCCTATAGCTGCACTAATTTGTGCTGAAGCACCTCTAGCAATAATAGATAATATATCTCCACTATCAAAAGTACTAGCAGGTATAGTCATTGTTACACCTGCTGAAATTGCTAAAACAAAATTACCTAAATCAGTAGTTGCTAAATTAGCACTATTATCTACTGTTCTAGATTGAGGAACATCTCTTAAACTACCATCAGAGTCAGATACTCCGCCTGAGACTAATAATGTTCCTGTACTATTAGCAGTAGCAAAAGTAAAAGTTTCTTCTACTAATAAAGTGCCACCAACTGAAGCATTACCTACTACATCTAAAGTAGCAGGATTAACTCCTACTTCTACAATAACATTACTGCTATTTTTAGTGTATAGTCTTTTATCAGCAGTATTAATAGCTAGTTCAGCACCACCAGTAGAATTTGTTAAATCAGCAGTTGCTGGTATTCCAGAACTGTCTTTCTTTTTTGTTAATATAGTAGCCATTAATATGTACCCCCTTCAATGGTGCTGGCTGTTGTTAAGACGTTTATACCGCCATCTTGTAATACTCCTGTAAAGTTAGCAGTTGCTGCGTCTAGTTTTGCTGTATCTGCGTCATATGCTTGTACTGATACTCCTAAATCAGATGCTTTTAATACATTACTAGCACTTTGTTGTAATAAGACTGTAAAGTTTGCAGTAGTATCCAACTTGGCTGTATCAGCATCGTGTGCTTGCACAGTTGAACCGATATCTGTATCGACCACCACATTACTACCGCCATTCTGTAATACTCCTGTAAAGTTTGCTGTTGCTTCGCTAAGAGAAACACTATCAACACCAGCGGCAGTTGCAAACGTAACATCAGTAGCATCTGCATTAACTGTTAATACAAAATCAGCTCCTGCATATGATGGTAATAAAACAGACCTAGCAGAAGCAACAGTAGTAGCACTTGTACCGCCTTCGCTAACAGCTAAAGGCAGTTGCTCAAATGTAGCAGTATCAGCACCTCCTGTGCCTCTAAAAAAAGCCATGATAACCCTTATAAAGTAAAACCCACACTAGGTGGGTTATATTAAAAGTTAGGTCTACCTATAAAGCAACTATAAGTAGCTGTTGCTAAATCAATAGCACCGCCTGTGTTATTTTCTATCATAAACTCTAATGTATTTGCTCCAGTAATACTAGCAACTAAATTAGTATCTAATGCAGAGCTATTTGTAGCAACTCCTAATACCATATCACCTAAGTTTACTCCAGAAACTGTAACAGCCGTAACTTCTTCGTTTCCGTCACCAACACTTCCAAAATTAAAACTATCTGATACAGTCCATGTGTCTGTAAAAGCATTTTGAAACTGCCTATGCTGTCCTCTTTGTACTTTTGTAGCCATTGTTTTTCCTTAAGATAAAAAGTAGGGTTGACTAATTAAAGCCAACCCTTATAGTTAATTAAGCAGGTACAATTAACGCAACAGCAGAGCTATCACGCAACTCACCAACACCATAAAGGGTATCAGCAGTTAGTAAAGTACCTAAGTACTCTTGCTTATATTGTGTTTGCACTCTTAAAGATAATTGCTCAATCAATACAGCCCACTCAGGGTGGAAAAGTAACGAAGCCCTTGCACCACCAGAACCAGAAGTAGTAGCAGCGTTAGTAGAAACATATACTTTAACTCCATATATGTCACCAATCTGACCATTTCTAATTGTGTTAGCATTTCCAGACTCGCCTGTAAAGGCTTGCTCTGTAAATCTTGAAAGACCCATCATTGTATTACGAGCTACAGGTGGTATAACAAAGCTACGATTTTCCATTGGAACATCAGCATCATCAAGACGCTGAATAGCTCTTCTAAAACCTGCATCTGTAATAGCTGACTCGTTATTTGAACCAGCTACATAAAATGTAGAACCATCTCCACCAATATAGCCTTTAGTGTAAGCTGTGTTAGCAGCACCACCTTGTGCAGAAGCACCTAAAGCTAAAACGTCTGTGTCGATTCTTGTAGCTAATGAATAACCAGCATCATCAGTATAGAAACGTCTTAATGAGTTTAATGCCTGTACTTCAGCAAAATCATCAATCAATCTACTATATTCATAATGAGAACCAATGGTAACAGTAATTTCTGAACCAGATTCTTGAATAAGAGTTACTTCAGTTTCAGCAGCTTTAGTACTGGCTGCTCCTCTAGCTGGTGAAGGAAAGTGAACTACATCACCTTTCTTACCCTTCATATTCATTTTTTTAACTAAATTAGCAGCAACAAGATTTTTCTTATATGCTGCGACTATTTCATCAGACCAAACTTCAGGTATAAAACCTGCTGTATTTACTTCTGATTGAATAACGTGATTAGTACCTAGACCCATGATAAATATCCTTTATAAAATGTAATTTATCTGACCCTTCCTTCTTTATAAGCTAATTCTATTTCAGACCACATAGAATCATACTTGTCAGGATCAGTTTGATTCAGTCGAATAAGATCAGAACGCCTAAAAATCTTTTTAGATGGTGCTTCATTACTTCCACTAGGTACAGTTGTAGTAGCAGTTTTAACGCTTTGAGATCGAGATTGTTTCTCCATCTCTGCTGTTTTCTTGCCAGTTTCTCTTCTATCTTTGTATAAAGATATTAACTCGTCAGCAGCGTCATAATCATACCTACGATCAGCTCGAACAAATAACTCTGATCTAACTTTAGAATTATTTACCCAATCTTGAAATCCTTGCTCTTTAACAACATCAGCAAAATCAGAGTGTTTCTCTTTTAATGCTGATAATGCTTTAGCTCTTTGCATTTCTAAACTAGCTTGTTCTGCTTGCTTAATCTTAGGGTGATTTTGTATTGCTTTATCTACAGCCTTTTTAGGGTCAGTAAAAAAATCATCTTCATTATTTTCTTGTTCTGTTTGCTTTGTCTGTTCAGCTTGGTTATGGATATAAGAATCAGCAACTCTGCGTAGTTCTCCTAACTCTGAACCCTGCCTACCTATTAGCTTTTCAGCCGCCTGGTGCATACCAACAATTTCTGATAAAGATTTTCCCTTATACTTCTCTGGTATCTCTTCTTCAACTTTTGGTTGTTCTTGGACAACTTCTTCTTCTGTTTTAGTTTCTTCTTCCTTAACTTCTTCTACAAATTCAGCCATTATATCTCCTGTGTCATATAGACATTTTAGGAAAGACACTTACATAACAGGGGGTCTCCTTATCCCTTAAATACTTATCATACCTCGACTTCACTACGATAAGCATCTCCAATACCCATTTTTCTTTCATACTTCATGTGACTCTCTCTTTTTTTTAACCAAGCATCAGATGCTGTAGGAAAGTCACCAGAGCAACCATCTAAATCTATTCTTGGAATACTAATTATGCGTTTAGCGTTAGCATTACAATGTGGACAAGATGCTGCAAATTGTTCATCATCTATGTATCTATCAAACAGATGATTATTAGTACAAATAAATTCAAATATTCTTTTAGCCATACTTAAGTATTAGTATATTCTTCTTCGTTATTAATATCTTCATACACCTTTTCTGACATTGTTTTTAAATTTAAAATATATTTAAGCATATCTACTTGACCTTTTTGAAAGTAAAAGTCATCAACACCTTTACAGTTATTAATGTCTTTATACTCGTTATACATCTTTGTTAAGTCTTCTTCAAGGTCTTTCCAACCCTGACTTAACATCATATCAAAACGATCATCATAATACTTTTGTAATTTTTTATCCATAATGGAAAGTATTATAACACACTTTTACTGTTTTGTCAAGTGTTTCTTGAAGATTGTAGCTGTAATTCTGCTATTCTTGCTTTTGTGTCTATATCTTTTTCTTTTAAAGCAACATTAGCTAGTTTTATACGCTTTTCAAACTCTTTTGTAGGATCATCAGCCTCTCCTAAGTACTTAGAAGCACTAGCAGCTACTTTTGCTTGCATTTCTGTAGGTTTTAACTGTGTTTCTACTGCTTCAGACTGTGTTTTAGCCTGTTTTAGCTGTATATCTGCCTGTAAATCAGCTAATTCTAGCTGTGTTTTCTGCATTTCCATTTGCATAGCTGCTTGTTCAGCTTGTGCTTGCTGTGGATCAGGCTGCATCATTTGTTGTAACTGTGCTATAAGTGTTTCTCTGTTACTTAAACCAGAGTTTTCTATAACTGCTGATAGTATCAAAGGAACTATAGGTGATTCTGCTCCTAATGTCTTTAATAAATTAAGGAATTGC